CGCGCCGGTCGCCTGCGACGTGACCTCGAAGACGTGGCTGACGTAGAACAAGGTGATGTGATCCTTGATGTGCTCCATCATCGCTGGGATGAAGCGCGGCGCGATGATCGGGTTGCCGCCGAAGACCGGCGACTGCATGAAGTCGAGATGCACCTGAAGGTGCGCGAGGTGCTCCTGATCGGGGAAGGCGATCAGCGGACGGCCCATCGTCGCGGACAGGTTCTCGTTCACCGCGTTGAGCTTCTTGGGCTGCGGCACCTCGGCGAGCAGCTTCTCGCCATCGGGGATCTTCAGGCGGCGGAGGATCATCTCCTCCACCTTCCGCACGTCGTAGAGCTGCGGCATCAGCGCCGCGCGCTGCGCGACGGCCTGCACCTGCGCGAAGCGCTGCATCTCCGAGAAGATGTTCGGGTCCGACACCGGGACCACGTCCATCGGCCCCTGATAGTCCTCGCGCTTGACGATCAGCTCGCCGTCCTCTTCGACGACGACCTTCTCATCGAGGTATAGCTTGTTGATGCGGTGCAGAACCTTGAGAACGCGCTGCATCGAGTTGTGCAGGCGACCGTGGATCGCGGAGAACACGGTCATGCCCTGCTCGATCATCGCGAGCGTGGTGCCGACCGGCATGTTCTGGTTCTGGCCGTCCGTCAGGTTCTCGAACGTCGTGCGGACGACGCCGCGCCCCGCGTCGATCAGGAGGCCGAGGAGCTGGAAGAGAACGGGCGACGGCGGGTTGAACGGCACCGGCATCGCGAGCTTGCGGACATCGTCCACGTTCAGCCCGCCCTCGATCTCGGTGACGCCCGTCGCCTGAAGGTTCAGCGACTGGCCGCCAGCGCTGCCGCCCTTGAGCGTGAGCAGCGTCGGGAAGTTCTGGATATGCGCGCTGTCGAGCAGCGCACGCAGCGCGCCGGTCGCGCCAGCCGACAGCCCGCCGATCATGTGCGTCAGGCCGATGGGGTACGCGCCGCGCCACGGGACGAACGGGAACTCGACGATATGGTCAAGCTCCTTGCGAAGCTCATCGTCCTCTTCCCAGTTCCGGTAGATCGACAGCACCTCTTCGGAGTGGTGATCGATGGTGATGATGTACGGCAGCGGCGCGCCGTTCTCGTCCTCGCCGATGTCGAGCGAGGCGTAGATCTCGTAGATCGTGCGGAGGCCATCCTCGTTGTAGGCGCTCTCGTCGCGGCCTTCGATCTTGTCGTTGGCGATGCTCGACGCGGAGCGGTCAGGCGTGGACGGCGTCGCGGTGAGGTCGGCGTCGATGTACATGCCAGAGCGCACGCGCATCTCGTACTCTTGCCGCGTGATGTACTGGACGTGCGTCTTGCGCTCGGCGGTGTAGAACGAAGTCGCCGCGAACGGTAGGTAGATGTCGTCGATGGGGATGAAGAGCGAGTCGGGGCGGCGCTTGGCCTCGTTCCACCGCAGCTTCATGTACTGGCCGCCGCCGAGCGGAAGCTGCGTGAGAAGCTGCTCCAGCTCGTAGCGGAACTCCTCCATCGTCACCGTCAACTGACGGTTCATGTGCTTCGTCTTGCGCTGCGCCTTGTCGAGCTTCTCCTGCGTCACCTCGCCGGGGATGTAGTCCTTCACCGGCCCGTTGGCAGGGAACAGCTCCTTCATCGCGCGAGCCGCGAAGTCCACGCACGCCTCGGTGAGCATCGGATGCACGACGCGCGACGCGCCATCGAACTGCGCGCCGCCGGGAGCGTCCTCGCCGAGGCCGGTGCGCCGCAGGCCTTCCTCGTACTGCTTGTCGCGCTTCTTGCGCGCCTCGCGGTCGCGCTCGATGTGGTCGAGCATGGTGCGCGACATCTCGTGCAGCGTCGCGATGTCGAGCGTGCCGACGATGTTGTCGTAGAAGCCCTGCTCGCCGCTCGGTGGCTCGGCGTCGTCAAGCGTGACGATTGCGCCGCCGTCCTCGGTGTCGAGGACGCTCTCGTCGGCGGTCTCGGGCTGCTCGTTCATCTCGTCGGACATCGCGATCCTCTCGGGGTTCGATCAAGCTATCCGCGTTTCAACGCGGAGGCAATTCATCAAGATCACTCTGTTCCCCACCCTCCGCCTTGGCCTGCGCTAACTGGGTCGCCTCCATAGCCGCCGCCGAAGCTCCCGGCAGGGCCGCCGTACCCTCCTTCTGGGCTGTACCCACCCGTGCCGCTAGCGCGAGCTGCGTCTACCATCGCGCTGGTGTTGTCGATCATCGAATGCTCGGCAGGAGTGCCAGCAAGCCCGAAGGACAGGTTGTTGCCGATGGCGGACAAGGTCTGCCCCCAGCCAAGCGGCTGCGCCCCCGTTGAGTTGAGAGCCTCGTTGATTTCACTGACCTCAGACATCGTGCCGAGCGCCGAGCCGACAAGGCCAAGGCCGGGCACGCCTGTCGCCAGCGACGCAATCGTGCCGAGGCCCATGCCGAGATTGGCCGGGGAAATGCCGAGGCTGGCAGCCGAGACGTTCTGCGTATCGTTCGGCGCTGCCCCTGAGCGCGCGCCTCCATCCCCCGCGCTGCCGGGAGTGAACGACGACAGGCCGCTCGCGATGGCGTTGTCGGTCACCTGCGGCGCACCGAGCGGCTGCGTGTAGGTCAGGCCGGTCGAGCCGGAGTAGGTCGGGTCCATCATCTGCTGGTAGGTCTGCGCGTAGCTGTTCCAGTCCACGCCGCCGCCCTCGGCGTAGCCTTCATCGGGGAGCGACGCCGCGACGCGCTTCACGAGGTTGTCGTAGACCGAGCCGCCATCGGCCAGCTCAAGCGTGCCGCCTGAAGCCATAGGCTCGCTGTTGATGCCATCGGGATCGCCGCCCTCGGCGTAGCCGCCATCGGAGAACGACGCCGCGACGCGGCGCACGAGGTTGTCGTAGACCGCGCCGCCATCGGCGTAGCCCTCGCGCTCCTCGCGCTCGCTCGCCGCGTTCGCCGCCGCGCCGAGGCCGACCGCGCCAGCACCGATGCCCGCCATCAGGTTCGGGCTGGAGAGCTTCTCGGGATCGAACTCGGCTTTCGACAGGCGGACGTTCTCGGGGCGCAGCACGATCCACGACAACGGGTCGTTGCTCGCGCGGTTCTCGACGATCTGCCAGCGCTTGTCGATGTCCTGATAGCGAGCGCGCTCGTCGGGCGTCATCGGGCGCTTGCCCTGCTCCCACATCCGATACTTCTTGAACACGGCGGCTTCGGAGGGCGACGGCTTGTAGTCTCCCTCGATCCATTTCTGGTACTTCGGATCCTTGTCGAGCATCTCGGTGACGCTCAACGGATTGTCGCGGACGAAGTCGGCGCGGCGGCTCGCGTCGAGCTTCCGCTTGATCTCATCCAGCCCGCGCATGATCTCCAGACCTCGCGGAGACACGCCGGGTGTCGCGCCGTAGAGGTTCTCGACGGCGTTCGGGTAGCGGATGCTGTCGTAGCCGTGGCTCTCCAAGATCTCGCGCATGCGCTTCATCTCTGGAGCGTTGTAGATGTCGTCGATGTCCCAGCGCGGCTGGTAGATTGTTCCGGCGGCCCAATAGATTTCTTCGAGGTCGTTGCGCTGCTGCTTGCTGAGTTTCGCGAGCAGGTCGTTATTCCCTCCGAGCAGCCCGCTTGCTGCGGAGCTTGGATCTTCCCAAGCGCCGACATCCCTGTTCACCAGCAGCGGGTTTCGTGCGTTGAGGCGCACGTCCATGATGCGCGCGTCCTTGTCGGTTTCCGCCGTGAGGTTGTAGGGCCTCGTGTTTTCGAGACGCCTCTTCGCCTGCTCCTCGGTGCCGAAGTGAAAGCCGAGGTCGCCCTTCTTGAACTCGTCGAAGCGACGGCGCGTGCCGTGGCTCGCGGCGACGGGGAAGTGCGTCTCGCCGCGCGACTGGCGCTCGAACTCGGCCTTGTCGATCAGCCCCTTCCTGTATGCCGCAAAGGCACTGAGCGCTCCGGTGAGCCTGTTCTTCGGGCGTTGAGACATGTCAGCGTCCTTTCATCATGTTGAGCGCGCCGCCGTGCGAGAACTTGAAGTCTCGCTTGCTTGCGTTAGTCACGTCTCTGCCGACGACGAGCG